CACATGCGCCGCCGACAGGTCTGGTTCAAGGTCAATTGCAGCGGGCGCACGCTCTCCGACGGCGACGTGGGCGACGCTGAGACCCAGCGCTTCGTCCCCACTCGTTGGGTGAACAAGGATCTCGTCGTCAGCCCCATCACGCACCGCGGCGAGCTCTACCATGAGATGAACGCCGAAACCGCCCTGGAGTACATCCTCGACCGCTACTCCGAGTCGATGCGCTTCCGCTACGCTCGCGCTGGCCAGCCTCGTTTCGAGTTTGGCACTCTCGTCGACGGCGCCCCGCAATCAGACGAGGAAGACGTGGGCGAGTCCACCCCTCCCGTCGATGCACCGTCTCACGGCGCCGACGACACCTTGTTCACGGTCGCCGTCAATTGGGCTGATATGACCTGCCTCACTCTCCACATGCGCCGCCACGGCGATCTATGCTTCGTCACCGGCAAGAAGGGAGGCGTGCTTATCTTCCGCGGAAGCGGCACGCCCGAGGCCGTCACCATCAAGCTCGCGCGCGCCATCGCCTTCCACTTCGGATCTTCGACGCACATCTTCCTCGAGGACACCGACCGGCTCGACCCCGACGTCTCTCCCGCGGACCCTACTCTGATATTCCTTCGCCAGGTCCACAATTTCCTCGAACCCACCATCCCTTTCGAGGAGTTCTGCGCCGCCGTTTCATCCAGTGACGAGCCCACCCGCGCCCAGCGTTTCTTCCGGAAAGCCCATCGCTTCCTTGCGCCTGCGCTGCGAGCCGCCTCTAAGGCTAGCACGCGATTTGGCAACTGGACCCAAAAGGTCGGGCTGTCCGTCTACCCGGGCGGCATGGGCACCCTTGAGTGTGCCATCAACCTCGTCACCTTCTCCGTCGCGTGGTACCTCGCTCGCAAGTTCTTCGCCGCAATCGGCTTCGGATCCTCCGTCCCCGCTGCCGAGCCGGCCGCAAAGGGGGAGGCCCACGTCACCTTCTCCGATGACTCGCCGTCGGGCCGCGCTCGCCGCGCGCCTAAGCGCTTCTCTCGAGGCTTCTCCGGCGCACCCCATGCGGGCAACCAACAGCTTGCCGAGATCCAGCCCCTCATCCGGAAAGCCACCTACCGCATCCAGACCGAGCGTGGCGGTGTGTGGGGCGTCCTTGTCGCTCCTGGGTGCCTTCTCACCGTCGGCCATGTCTTTGCCGGCTTGCCCTCGGGGTCTCCCGTCGTCGTTACGTCTCCTGACGGCGTCGAGAAGAGGATGGCGCTCGATCCGTTCCGCGTCACTTCTCTGACCGACGGCGACGGCGCCCTCTGGTGCGCCGGCAACGCTTTGCCTCCCGGCACCTCCGTCGGCCGCCACTTTGCCACCAGCGCCGAGCTCACCGCCTACGCCGCCGTTCTCGGCCCCGCCCACCTCCTCGTCCCCCGCGCCAATTCTACCGTCGCCTTCAGCGTCTCTCCGCGCACCGTCTCCAGCGGGCTCGCGGAGCCGATCGAGTACAACGTCGGAGGCGCCGACCATGTTGTCATGAACGCCTTCGTCTACGACGCCGCCACCGCCCC